GCGGGCGAGGCTGCCGCCGTGCTTGAGGATAGCCCGCTGCACGTCCCGCCACAGCGGATGGCTCGCCGTGATGCCGAAATCGCGACAGATGTCGGCAAAGCAGAGATGCCTAGAGCAAGGCCGGGTTTTTGGAGGTGTTGCTAGCAATATCAATCGCTTAACGTGTCCTGGCGTTTCTCGGCCTTTCTGGTATACTCCCGACATTACGCACTTTTGCGGAACCCTCACGGAACCCCAGTCATGCCAGAGACCCGCCTCCGCCTCGAAATTACCGACCCCCTGCTGCGCGGTCTGAAGCCGCCGCCGAAGGGCAGCCGGATCACCCTTCAGGACGACCGCCAGCCCAAACTGTTCCTGCGCGTCACCAGCACCGGCAAGTGCAGTTGGTCCGTGCTGGGCTACCTGCCGAACGGTCGGCGCGTGCGCCCCTCTCTCGGCGAATGGCCCGCCATCTCCATCGCCGCCGCGCGCCGGAGCGCGGAGGGCACCGTCGGCGACCTCTCGCGCGGGATCAGCCCGACCAAAGTGAAGCAGGACGCCCGTCGTCAGCACGAGGCCCGCAAGGGCGAGCCGACCGTTGCGGACCGGCTCGGGCAATGGCTGGCGGTGAAGGCGCGCGAGTGGAAACCCAGCACCATCGACGAGCATCAATGGCTGTGCCGCCGCTACATCGAGCCGAAGCTGGGCAAGCGCCTGCTGATCGAGACGACCCGGCGGGACTGGACCGATATCCTGGCGGACGTCCGCGCTCGCGCGCCGGGTTCCGCAAGTTGCCTCTACGGAGTGATCTCGTCGTTCTCGAACTTCTGCGACGCCCACGCGTGGATCGCTGCGCCCCTGCTGCCGCGGCGCGGCAAGGCCATGATCGCCCCCGACCTGCCGCCGCGCGAGCGGGTCCTGACCGATGCCGAACTGGTCGCGGTCTGGCGTGCGACCGAACCCGCCAGCCCTCGCGCGCGAGCCTATGTCCGGCTGTCGATCCTGACCGGCGCGCGGCAGTTGGAGGTCGCCGACATCGCGATCGGCGAGATCGACCGCGACGCTGGGCGCTGGACGATACCGGGAAGCCGGACCAAGAACGGCCAAGCCTACACCGTGCCGCTGGGGCCGCTGGCGCTGGACACGCTCGCCGCCGTCTGGCCGACTGCCAGCGTCGCCCCATCGCATCGGCTACTCGGCCAGATCGCGGGCAACGGTTTCCGCAACTTCAGTGTGTTCAAACGGCGGATCGACGTGGCGTCAGGCGTGACCGGCTGGCGCTTTCACGACTTGCGCCGCTCCTGCCGCACCGGGCTTTCCCGGCTGGGCGTGCGCCCGGACATTGCCGAACTCTGCCTGAACCATGTCACGGCGCGCGGCGATCTGGTCCGTGTTTACGATCGACACGATTACGGGTTCGAAATTATCGAAGCCCTGACCAAGTGGCAGGATCACGTCGCCAAGCTGCTGCGCGATGACGACGCCAAACGTAGAGGGCTGCATCTGGTCGCAGGCTGATCACTTCGCCGTGAAGCGAACAAATACTTCCCGCCGCGGATACCCGCGGTTACCCGCGGATACCCCACCGGTTACCCGCGGATACCCGCGACTGTGGGTTACCTCTGGTCGCGAATTGCGTTGGAGACAACACAACGGCCTGTGCATATGAAGCGTGTCCTGGAACTACAGGACATTTCTCATGTCAAAGCCCACACGCCCCGACGACGACGAGCCGATGACCGCCACGGAGGTCTGCGGGTTCCTCGGGATTTCGTCCGTAACCTTGTGGAGGATGGTGAACCAGAGCCGCCTCCCCAAGCCATACTACGCGCGCAGCCGCAGCCCGCGCTGGGTGCGCGGCGAGATCCGGACGGTGCGCGACCAGATGCCGCGGATGACGCCTTCGGAGGCCAAGGCGGCGCACCGCGCGGGCAAGCTGAAGGCCGACGCCCTGCGCCAGCAGGAACCGGCGTCGGAGGACCGCCATGTCTGACGATCTCTCGGCGCACGCGTTCCAACTGACCGACGACCTCGCTCGCGAGCTATGGAACGAAATCGCGATGCCGGTGACCCTGTTCGAGGACTTACAGGCGCTCGCAGGGCATGTGACCGAGGAGTGGCTCGCACCCTATGCGATCGTGCGCCTGATCCAGAGTGCCAGGGCACGCGAGAAGGCGCGGCTGCCGTTGCTGAAGCTGGCACGGTTCGGCACCACCGCCACCGCCAAGGGCAGCCTGCGCCACGACGCCAACGTGATCGCGGTCAGCGGCATCGAGGCCGACTATGACGGCGAGGTCGTGGGCTTCGACGCCGCCTGCAACATCATGCGCAAGGCTGGCGTGGTCGCGATCCTCTACACCTCGCCGTCGCATACCGAGGACAAGCCGCGCTGGCGCGTGCTGTGCCCCTTCACCGCCGAGTTACCGCCGCAGTCCCGCAAGCCCATGATGGCACGTCTCGCCGGCTGCTTCTCCCCGGCAGGCGTCATGTTCTCGCCCGAAAGCTGGGCACTGTCGCAAGCCTACTATTACGGCGGCATCGTCAACGGCGCCGATCATGCGCCGCAGATCGAATTGATCGAAGGGCTAGCGATTGATCGTTGCGTCGACCTCGACGACAACGCCGGCGCCGCGCCCAAGGACGCGCCGCGCGGAGGACAGGGCAACGATAAGAGCCGCAGCGCCGCTGCGTTTAAGATCGGCGCACGACTGAAGCGTGATGGTGCGACCTTCGAGGACATGTGCGAGGCGCTCCGCACCGACCCCACGACCGCCGACTGGTATCGCGAGAAAGGCGAGCCGAACGATGGGCGCGAGCTACACCGCATCTGGGACCGTGCCGACGAGGACCAGGGCAAGCGCCGCCGCAACATCCTGGCACTGGTGTCCTTCATCACCGATCAAAAGGACTGGCAGGGCGCGCTCGCAACCAATGAACTGACCGAGACCACGGAGACGACCATGCGCTTCACGCCATCAAGCGATGGTGCCGCGGTGCGCCGTCCCCTGACCGACGCCGACGTCCTCGAAGCGGTGCTCTATTTCCAGGCGCGAGGCTTCCCCAAGGCGACCAAGGGTATGGTCCTCGACGCGCTCGCCGTGATCGCGCACCGCAACGCCTATCATCCGGTCCGGGACTATCTGACCGGCGTGCAGTGGGATGGCACCGAGCGCGTCGGGCGGCTGTTCCTCGACTACTTCAACGCAGAGGTGCCGCCGCCCGAGGATCAGAACGCTCGCGCTCGCCAGACCGATTATCTCGAACACGTGGCCTCCCGCTTCATGATCAGCGCCGTCGCCCGCGTCATGGTTCCGGGGTGCAAGGTCGATCACGTCCCGGTCCTGATCGGGAAGCAGGGGATCGGCAAGAGCACCGCACTGCGCGCCCTCTGCCACGACCCCAACTGGTTCAGCGACGACATCTCGCCCAACCTGATCGAGCGCGACACCAAGGAAAGCCTGCGCGGCAAGTGGATCATCGAGCTTGCCGAAATCCCCCATGTGCGGCGCGAGGCCGAGCGGGTGAAGGCGTTCTTCACCCGACGCGAGGACCGCTACCGCGAAGCCTATGGGATGCTCAACCGCGATCACGCGCGGCAATGCGTGTTCGTCGGCACGTCGAACGACGTCGAGTTCGTCGACCCGACCGGCAATCGCCGGTTCTGGCCGATCGCGCTCGCCGGCCAGATCGGCGTCGCCCGGATCACCGCCGACCGCGACCAGCTATGGGCGGAAGCCGTCGCGCTCTACGATCAGGGCGTGCAGTGGTGGCTGCCGCCGAACATCGAGGCGATCGCCGCCGAGGTGCAGGACGCCTTCGCCGATCACGACCTCTGGGAGGACGCGATCGCCCGGTGGATCGTAAGCCGGACGTCCTTCACGATGGAGGACCTGTTCGCCGCCGAGACCGGCTTCATGCCCTTCCGGGAGGGCACCGTCGCCACCAAGGCGGACCAGAACCGTGCCGCCGCCTGCCTGAAGCGTCTTGGGTATACTCGGCGGCAGCAGATGGTCGGAGGCCACCGCGCCTACCGATGGTCGAAAAATTCCACAAGTGTTGGAAACTAGGTGATGCAGTGGTGCAGGTGCATCACGTGGTGCAGGTGATGCAGGGGGTGGTGCACCGAAAAAACCCAGGGGACTCTAGGCGTTGCACCACGTGCACCACCTGCATCACCTTTTCTCACGTGCGCGCGTAAAGGAATTGAGATGCCGGAACTGACCGAAGACCAGCACCGCGTCGTCATGGAGGCCCGCGCCCTCGCGTTCCATCACCTCTCGGAGCGCTATCCGGACAGTGCTGTTGCCCTATTCGCCACGACCTGCATGGGTGCGGTGCGTGACATCATGCGCGATCCGAAGCTGGCCGATGACCTCGTCCCGCTGATCAATGCCGAGTTGCGGGAGGTCGGCTACGCCGTGGTGCCGATGCGAAAGAACTGATGGAGGGGGCGAATGATAGACCTAGGCTTGACGATCACCCCGGACATGCGCGCCGCGATCAAAGTCGCGCTCGGCCACATGTTCGAAGAGCTTGAACGCGCGTTTCCGCAGAAAAGCGCCGGGCTTCATGCCGTCGCGTGTGCCAGCCGCGTCTGCGACATCCTCAATAGCGGTTTCGGAGCCGATTTCGCGCCCATGATCGCGCGGGAATTGACCGGAACGCCTTACGCGCTCGTCGCGCGAGCGGCGAACTGATGTCCGAGCCGCAGACCGCCGACCGCGTCCACCTCGATGCCGCGGTCCTGACGCGCGTCGTCGATCTCGCCAGCCTGACCGGCGAGCGGCTCTACAAGATCGTCCTCGCCCGGTTCGCCAGGAACAAGGACGCGACCGCGATCACGCTGTTCACCTTCGCGATCTGCGCCATGCTGGGCCGTGCCATCCAGGCGTTCCCCGACACCGACAGCATCACCGGACAGATCAACGCGCTCTGGCGCGTCCTCGGCGTGCCGTTCAGGGTCAGGATCGACCGGGTGCAGTGATCGGCGCCACCGCCGCAATATGCAGCCGATCGATAGTGACAATGCATAACTAGGCGTCACCTCGGCAACCGTCCCGCGAGTATTCTAAGGCTCTGAGGTCGGAGTATTGGGCTCTGGCAATACTCATGGCGCACCGAGCGCCACATGGAATGGCTGCGATGTGGCGGGAATGGACAAAACTTTCGAGCATCAGCCTAGCGACGCGGCTGTTCGGTCTCGTTGTCGAAGGCGGGTGCATCTGGCTTGCACTCTATGAGCCGTGGTGGCCGTGGTATCTCATTGCATTGGCTGTATGTTTCTTCCTCAATTTTCTAATGCCAGTGAATTTTCTGCTCCTCACCGCGTTCCTGGTTTGGATGTGGAACCTACACACCGCAGAGCGGATCATGGCGTGGCTGTATGGGTTCGACGTGGCCTACGTGCTAGGTTGGTGGCTCTATGCGAACTTCGTCGGCGTCCGCGAGTGCCGGTGGCAATCGAAGCAGTTACCCGGCAAGCCGCTGCACTGAAGCCGCAAGAGGGGGACGATCCGGCGAGGGTCGCTGTCACGGCGCGCAAAGGAACCCCCGGTTGTCGATCGCGAGGAACTCCCCGAATGACGACCGCCCCCCAGACTTTATTTTCCGCTGACTAATCAGGGGATTACGGGCAGCCGTCACGCCCGACCGCTCGACCTAGCCGCCGATCCCGCCATTCGCCCCGCTTCAGAACAAGGAACTCGGGGGCGATCAATGGGCGCGATTTGCGGACGTTACTCGGGCCACTACGATGCGTCCTCGGGGCGGGTCGCTTCGAGATAGTCGGCAATGCCCAGCAACGCCTCCGCCAGATTGCGAGCTTGTTCGGGGGTCATTGTCGCCGAGTGGACATCCTTGCCGTGGAACGCCAGCACGATACCGGTGCGTGGCCAATCCTCGTTGGTCCCGATCCATATCCCCTCGCTCCGTGGATCGCGATCATCATTTGGCAGCCAGGAATTGTAGGCATATTCGAGCGGCTCGGTCTCGATGGCGTAAAGCGGCCACCGCGCTACCCTGATGCCGTCGCGGGTGCGCCAGTGGTCGATCCCTGCACCATCATTGTTGAAGCTGGTGGATACGCCCCGGTAGTGATCGGCACCGACACGTTCCTCTAAAACCTCGCCAGGATCGGCTGGCCCGGCATCGGGCGCGCGCGTATTTTCTGTGGCAGCCATCAACGGATACTCCCGTTCTTTGGTCAGAGACGCCGCGGTCGGCTCAACTCCGCCGCGGTGTCTCGCAGTATATCACGGGTCCGTGAAGAAAGTATCGGTATAGTCCTCGATGAATCGCCGGAGATAGTCGAGGACCCTGATCCGCGCCGCGTCGTCGTCGAGCGCTCGCAGGATCGCCACCGCCTCCGGGTCCCGCCTACCTCGCTTTGCCATGACTACCCCGCCAGGACGCGCCAGGACGGGACCGTAGGGTCTCGCCGACCCTCGCCGCCGCGTAGCACCCCTCTGAGGGCCGGGACGAGGGGGGTCCCGCTCCGCGACAGGAAATTGCGCGCAACTTCCTTGCCGACACGCGCCGCACCGTGGCAGGGTCCGCCCCGACGCGATCGAGGACCTCCCCGGAAGGGGACTAGCCGCGATCCCGGCCATTCGCCCCGCTTCAGAACAAGAACTCGGGGGCGACCATCCTCTCCGAAACAGCACGCGCCCCGCGCGCGAGACGTCTTGGCCGCCCCCCGGCAGGTCGTCGTCGCGTCGGAGGCGCACAGATCGCCCCCGGAAGCCGCGACCGGCGTGGGGCGAGCGGGCTTCCTACCCGTGGGTTGACGCCGGTCGCACTGACATCAGGAGACACGACGACATGGCACTCGCACCGATCGACACCCTCCGCCGCCGCTTCCGGGACGCCACGTCCCGGCGCGCGCTCGACGAGCTCCGCCACGAAATCGCCCGCCAGCTTCGCCAGACGGCGGAGGACGGCACCGACGAGGACGGCTCGATGTCGGACGGCAGTCAGCAACTGTTCGATCAGTTGAAAGCGCTGCTCGCCGAACTCGACGCCAAGGTGTCGCGGCAAGCGGTGCTCGACGATCTGGACACCCGCTCCGCCCGCCGCCTCGACCGCGCCGATCGCGGCTTCGACGCCGGCCTCTACGAGTTCTCGATCCGCGGCATGATCGCCGCCGCCATCGGCTCGCCGATCCCCGGCCTCGATCTCGGTCGCTCGATGGAGATCAATCAGGAACTCCGCGCCCGGCCTGGACAGCGGTTCGAGGGGATCGCGGTGCCGATCGAGGCGCTGTCGCTGCGCGCCGACTACGCCCGCAAGCTCGCCTTCGAGACCCGCCAGGAGATCAGCACGACGCTGCCGGCAGGCGCAGCGGGATCAAATCTGATTGGGCAAATTTTGGATGCAAGTCGTTACGTGGACGCACTGCGTGCCCGCACGGTGGTCCGCCAAGCCGGCGCGCAAGTGATCAGCGGTGTCGTCGGCGATCTCAACATCCCGCGCATGAAGCAGACCGGACAGGTGCAATGGTTCCTCGAAGGCGCGTCCATCTTCAAGACCGACGAAGGATTTGATCAGGTAACGTTCCGTCCGCGGCATTGCGGAGCGATCAGCACATACAGCCGCAACATGCTTTTGCAATCCACTCCGGATGTGGAACAAATTATTAGGGACGATTTGTCCCGCCTGCTCGCGCTCGACATGGATCGCGTGGCACTGACCGGCAGCGGCCAGGGCGCGGAGCCGCTCGGGATTATCAACAATCCGGCCTGCGGCAAGATCACATCGACCGCGTTCGCGTATCAGAACCAAGTCGATCTGCGCGCCCAACTGACCGGCAAGAACGTGCCGCTCGAAAGCATCGCGTTCGTCGGCAACTCACAGATCGACGCATGGTCGCTGTCCACGATCGACGCGATCGCCCGCCCGCTCGGCAAGGACCTCGTCTATCTCGGATATCCCGACTACGTGTCGAACGTGTGCACGTTCGCCGGACTGCCCGCCGGAACGCCCGTGCTGCCCGCGGTGCCAAATCCGCTGATCTGCGGCGCCTTCTCCGATATGCTGATCACGTATTGGAGCAGCCTGGACATTTTACCGAACGCGACCGCCGACAGTGTGTATTCGACCGGCGCAGTGATGGTGCGCGCGCTGATGACCGCGGATGTGAATTTGCGACACCCGGAGGCGTTTTCCTGGGCTGATGTGCAGACCGGGCCGGTGAAGCCGACGACCGGACCCTGATATGCCGAAGCTTGAATACCGCACCGCGCTTGATCTGCGCTCGGACGGTCGCACGCTGTTCGGCCTCGCCGCGCCGTATGGTCAGCCTGCAACGATCGGCGGCTTCGTCGAGCGTATCTCCCGCGGCGCCTTCGCCCGCACGCTGCGCGACAAGTCCGACGTCATGCTGGTCCGCGACCACGACCTCGCCGCGCTGCTCGCCCGCTGCTCGAACGGCTCGCTCGTGCTCGAAGATGCAGCGGACGGACTGCATTTTCGCGCGACGCTGGTCGAGACCTCACTCGCAAACGACACGCTCGCCGAAGTCCGCGCCGGTCTGCTCGCCGGTATGTCGATCGGTTTCTACGCCAGGGCGGAGACCTGGAACGGGGCGAGGGATCAGCGCACGCTCGACGAGATCGAACTGATCGAGATCAGCGCAGTCGGTCCCGCCGTCGCTTATGACGGGACCTCGATCGCGGCCAGGGCGAAAGTGTCGTCACGCAAGCACGCCCGCGCCCGCTTACTCCGGACGCTGGCAGGGATCTGATGTCCTACATCCGCCGCATCGAGCCGGAACGCCCGGAGCGTGACCCGCTGCAAATCGTGCTGGACGAGCTCGCCGACGTGTTCGTCATCATGGAGGTTCTGTCGCTGCGTCTGGCGAGGTTAGAGGCACAACAGCACGGCGATCCGGATCAAACTCGACCAGAGGGGCCGTCCTGATGGCGCTCGGAAGCTGGATGAAGCGGTTATTCACCCGACCGGCGGAGCCGGAGCGTCGGTAACTCACGTTCGGCACGTCGCCCGATCAGGCGTATTTCACCGGCGCATACTTCGGTGGCTCGCCCTGGTGGGCGGAAAATCTTGCCTGCGTAACGAGTGCCGTGACCATTATCAGCCGCACCATCGCGACCCTGCCGGCCTATGTCTATCAGGAAACCCCGAAGGGCCGGATCAAAGTCGACGACCATCCGATCTGTCGCCTGATCGCACACCCGGACGGACCGGACGGCATCATGACATGGCCCGACTTCGTCGAATGGTGGGTCGCAAGTGCCCTGCTCGCCGGCAACGGCTTGGCCGCGATCGAGGACGACGGACGCGGCGCACCGACCGCGCTGCGACCGATCCCGTGGTGGTGCGCGAACCCCGTGATCAACCCGATGACCGGGCGTGTTACGTTCCACGTCGCCGCGGTAAATTTGCCGTGGTGGGCCAGCTTCTCGCCGACGACGGTCAGTTCCGCCGATGCCCTGTGGCTGCGCGACCGCGTCGACAGCGTGCTCGGACGATCGGCATTGTCACGCGCACCGCAAACGCTACAGGCGGCACTCGACGTGCAGGCGTTCAGTTCCGAGACGTTCGCCAAGGGCGCCAAACTGTCCGGCGTGATCGAGCATCCCGGTCAGCTTTCGAAAGAGGCGTCCGACCGTGTCGCAGGCTCTTGGCAGCAAACGCACTCCGGACCGTGGAATGCCGCACGGGTCGCGATACTCGAAGAGGGCATGAAGTTCGCGCCTATGGCGATGACGCTCGAAGACGCCGAACTGCTCGCATCGAGGAAGTTCATGGCGGAGGAAATCGCCCGGTTGTTCAACGTTCCGCTGCCGATCCTGAACATTTACGAACACGCATCATTCACGAACTCCGAAACCGCAGCACAATGGTTCGGCCAGCTTACGCTTAGTCCGTGGATCAGGAAGATCGAGGCGGAAGCCTCGCGCGTGCTGTTCAACGATCCGGCGTTCCATTTGGAGATCGACCTCGCCGCGCTGATGCGTGGGTCCTATGCGTCCCGCATCCAGACCGAGATCGCGATGGTCCGGGCCGGAGTGATCTCGGCGGACGAAATGCGCCTCGCCGAAGGCTATCCCGCCCGCGGCGGCGACGCCGACAAACTACAGCCGCAGGCTGTCGGCGGGCGCCCGCAGGATACCGGGGACGGGGAAGGAGACGCCCTGCCCGCGCCGGGCGCGCCCTTGAACGGGTCCAGCAAGGCGAATGGTGCGACGGCGTAGGACGCGCTACGCGGCGTCTGCGAGTGCCCTTCGATTAGTAGAACCCCCACGGAACCCTGGATGGCAGATACCTGTCCAGATCCGCCTGTGAAGCCATATCGCGTCAATTGTCGGCAATCACGGCGCCGATCGGCTGACGGCGGACCTGGGCGGCGATCTGCCCCGGTGTGGGCAGGCCCGCGGGACGCGCTTCGGCCTCGGCGGCG